GTGAGAAGTTCGTCGACAACTACGGTCACGCCACCGGTATGGTTGCCTGGTGTGGGTTCGGCTTGTGGCGCTGCCGTGACAAGCGTGATCACGTGATGGAGGCTGTCCATCTCATCGACCTCGGGTTCGAGCTCGGCACTGAACTCCCCGTGTACGTCCATCTCGCCGATTTCATGATCTGGGAAGTTGGTAAGAAGAACCTTGTCGCCATCGACCGGGACGGGGCCGTTGCAGTGAGCTTACTCAGCTCCATCACGCAGGTCTTCATGGGCTTCTTCGACCAGAACAGTGAGTATTATGTCCCCAATTTCGAGGTTTGTCGGGACACCGCGGTGCGGACCAACACTCTGATGTATGTCGTCAACAACATCATCCTCACCTATCGGCGGCGACTCACTTGTGTCCACCCAATGACCGCGAAACAGCTAACTTTTCGCAACCGGCCTGTCCGACATCGACCTATCGTTCAGGGCCGTTCAGAATCGGCACTTCGGAGACGACCATTGAGAAGGAGTACGTCTTCAACGGCCGCTTCAAGGTGACCCGCGGGTCACAATATTGGGTCGACGACCAGATTTGCTTCCCGGAGCACCGCCCCAAGAAAAGGGACGGTACGTACCGCACAGTTTTCGGTCCTTACGTATGTCACAACGGTGCCATTTATCGTAACTCTAACCACAACTTCAAGTACGCTGTCAGAAGAGTCACCGCTGACAGATTTCCGGACGTCCCCGGCAAAGACACCGCATACTTCAAAGCCCAACGCCAATTCTTTCGGAGTCACAAACACATTTTCATCAACCTTTCCGTTTTGTACGCGAATAAGTTGCATGAGTATATGGGTTTTACTCAGGAAGCTATCGACCATCATGCTGACCCGCACCCAAAGCGTGCCCTTCGGATCCAGGCCTTCGATGAAATGTTCCACGACGGAGCACTTTTCGACCCTGAGGACCCTCCGGGCCACAAGGTGTGGTACAAAGCCAAGAAGGACGAGTGGGCCAAATCCAAGAAGTACATGAGGGCTATTGGCGACCTTGGTTGCCCTGCATCTCTTAAAGGCTTCCGCCTCACGGAGGCTCTTAAGTGCGCGATGTCTGCTTACCCACTATTCTATCGTGGGGGTGTTATTTACTATTGTAAGTCGCCCTCCTTCGCCGAGTTGAAGTTCATCTTCGAGGAGCTATACAACCCTTCTCATCGGTTCTTCTACGTCTATTTCTCGGACGATAGCTGCTACTCATTTCGTTTGCCGGATGGACGCGTCTTTAAAGGGGGCGCGGACATTAAGCAATGCGA